TCCAAACTTTAAATACATCATTAAGAAAATCAATAGAGAAGATTTAAATAATCCTTTGCTAATGGATTTAATAAATGTTTTTAAAGAACACCCAGAGGTTGAGGGATTGTGCCAATTAGGGCTTTATAAAATCGCTTTGAATAAACAACTATATAAACTTACACTTCCTAAAAGAAAAGCTATTATAAAGTTTATAATGGAGCATCACGAGGAAATGAACAAGTGGACTACATTAAGATCTATTCAATGTTGCTTAAAATACAAAGCTGATTTAAAGACTTATGAAAAGTACCAACAAAATTGGCAAGTGATTACTTTTGAAGAATACCTACACCTAAATAAAAAAGGTGTTCCAGATTATAACAAAATTAGATTATATGCTGATTATTTAGAAATGTGCCAAAAGGTAGGACATGATATAAAAGATCCTTATTGGCATTTCCCAAGTAATTTAGGTAAAGCTCATGCCAAAGTTATGGAAGAACTAAAGGCGGTAAGAGAAACAAACTCAAAAATAAAAGGTGATTACTTAAAAGCAGTTATGAAGCCAATGATTAAATACAATGCAACAGTAAATGGTTATCAAATATTCGTTGCTGATGATATAGAAGTTATCCAGAAGCAATGTGATGCTTTATATCAATGCTTAATTAGAAATAATTATGTAAATAAAGTTTTAATGCAAGAAGAAATTTTAGTGTTCATTTGGAAAGATAACAAACCTGTTGCAACTGCTGAAATATTCTACAATGGCAAATTAGGACAATTCTATGGTGATGAAAGAGGACATAGTAGAGGCGAATCTTGTTTACCTGATGCAGATGTTCAAGCAGCTTTTAATAAATGGTTTAAGACATTCAAACCTATTAAAGCAAAAGCACCAAAAAGAAACAATCATTATTACAAAGGATTCTACACTAAAGTTAATGATACAACATTTAAAGGTTATAGAGATTTCAAGTTTGAAATCGGTAAGACTTATGAAACTGACTTTAGCAATGATGAAATAAATGTTCTAGGCGGTCAAAAGTGCAATGCTAGTGATAAAGTATTTCATTTCTGTGAAAGCATTACTGAAATATCAAAACATTACAATCCTACTTGTTATTGTGAGATAGAGCCTTTGGGAGCATTAGTTGAATGTAATGGAGCTTTACTTTCAAATAGAATTAAAATTTTAAGATATATCAAACCTGATGAGGTTGAAGCAATTAAAAAGCGTGAAGCTGTAGTTTATGCTTAAGGAGGAATAAAAATGGAATTTTATGTAAAAATGACAGATAAAGAATTGGAGGATTTTAAAAATAGTAAAAACAATCCTAACTTAGTAAATTTAAAAGAAATGAGTGTAAGCCAACTATTAGATTTAAAATTAAAAAAAGTTGATTCTGCAATAAATGTAAACCCAATGACAGGCTTTAAAGAGGCAAGAAGTTTTTATGAGAATGAATCTAAAAGTGTTGAGGTTATTTTAATTGTTAAGGAGGTTTACTAATGCCAAAATTTAAAAATTTATATTTACAAAATATTAGCAATTACATTGATAAGTTAGTTCCTGATGACTTGCAAAGCAAAGAAGAAGCTTGCAAGTGGATAGCAGCTAAAACTAATTTGGAACTTGCAGATGATGAGCTTGAAGATTTAAAGCAAAAATATAACAAGTATAGAGAAATTGAAAGTAAACTAGGTTTTAAATTAACTGAATTAGAAGAAGCTAATGAAAGCTCAATTTATGTTACATCTTGTAAAGAGATTCATTTTAATGGTGATGATTTTTATGGGGACTACACGGCAGAAGAATTAAAACAACTTATTAAAAACATTTTAGGTGAATACTTAAGATGTATGAGAGAGGTAAACAATAATGCCAAAAGTAAATTATGATGGAATCAACTTTGATTCTGATTTAGAAGTTAATTATTACAAATACTTAAGGATGGAAAATTTATATTTTCATTATCATCCTAGAGTTCCAATTAGGATTACAAAAAATAATACATACACACCTGATTTTGTAGTTTACTATCCTAATGGTGTTGTTGAAATAGTAGAAACTAAAGGATACAACCCTTATTCAAAAATGAAAGATGACATGATTCATCAAGTAATGTTAGCCAAGCCAGAAGAAGAATTAAAGCAATGGCTATTAGAAAATGACTATAGCTTAACAAGAGTTAAGACAGTTAAATATCGCAAAATTAAATTCTTACAGGCTTATGGCTTTGTGGATTGGGATTTCAAAAACCCTAACACTCAAATAAATAAAGCAAGAAATAAAATTAAAACTCAAAAAGAAGAACTAAAGGAGCTAAAAGAGTTCAAAAAGAATGCTTTAAGATACTTTAGTTATCACCAAAAGCTAGTTAAAAATGAGAAGCTAACAAAGACTCAAAGAGAGTGGTATTACAAGTATGTTGAAGAGATTAAGGAGCAGTTATGAAGAAGAAATTAGGTGATTTAACTATTAAAGAAGTAAAAGAAATACAAGAAAAAATTTGTAAAGGAATTAAAGCTTGTAGTGATTGTCCGTTTTCTGTTTGTTGTATTTATACTGAAAGAGTTGATTTGGATAAGGAAATCGAGGTGGAAGAATGAAACTATTATTATATTGCACAAAGGCAAAGCCTTATTTATTAAATCAAAATGTCTATGAATTTTATGATAGTAAATATATAACTTCTAATCTTAAACAGCACAAAGACTATGATTATACACTTAATGGTAAAATCGTTGCTGAGTGTGATTTTGAGGTTGAGGAAATAGAATTATTAGGTGATGAAATAAATCTTTATTATGGAATTGAAAATAAATCTTGTTTAACGACAGAACAAATAGAAAATTATTTAGGTTATGATAATGATTATAAAGGTTATGCAATCCACATTAAGAATCTGAATATATTTGATGAGCCAAGAAATTTAGACTTTTATTCAAGCAATTTTGACTATTTTAAGAAAGTTGAAAAAGCACCTCAAAATATGATGAGAGTTTGGGAAGACCAAGAAAGCCCAAGAGTTTTAATTTCAATTAAACCAGAATGGCTATGTAAAATCCTAAATGGAGAGAAAACTATTGAGGTTAGAAAAAAAGTTTTAAAGGAGATGCTAGAATAATGGAAAAAGATATAATGAAAAAGTATCATCTAGGATTTAAACCTCAAGAAATAGATTCAAGTAAAGATGATGGCGTGATACTTAAAGCTCAAATGAAAATTGCATTTGAAACAATGAATGAAAGTTTTACTAAAAAACAAGATGATGAAATACTTAAATTCTTGTATGGCAAATACAAAGATACTGATGTAAGTGATGCATATGTTTTAAGCGAAAAAGATTTTAAAGCATTCTTGATTGAGATGTTACCTAAATGGAAAATGGGGCGGTTAAAAGGTAGTTCAATTAAAAGTTATGCCATTGATGAGGCGATACTACCAAGCGCTGATTCTGGGGAAGATGTAAAGGAAGCAATAAAGCGATTAAGACAGGAAACTTGCCCTGCAACATATATGCCAGACTTTGATAAAGAGAAATGTTTGCAAGTTATAGAAAAATCACTACAATACAAGAGCCTAGCCGAGAGGTGCTGGGAAATTGTGAAAGCTAAAAGGGTAAGTATTGTTTATTTAGAAGATAGCCAAGATGTAGAACAATATAATGAATTTGCCTTTCAAACAAATGGCTATGCCTCACAACTTACCAAAGCCGAGTTTGAAACCTTAAAGGAGGGGTTGAAATAATGGATAAAGAATTTGAAGCGTTAGAAAAAGTTAATAAAGTGCTTGATAGTTGTTATGAATATGAAAAGAAAACAGGTAAAAATGCTATCGCTCATATATCAAAAGAGCCACTAATTGAAATTCAACAATACTTACAAAATGCTCAAGAGTTGGAAAAGGAATTGGCTGAATATAAAAAGATTCTTGAGTTTATTAAGGAAAAAAATGTAAATTTTGATGCTTTAACTGATAGCGAAACATTAGATGATTATAATTCAAAAATGAATTGGAGTTATCGCAAACTTACTCAAGAAGAATTTGATTTGCTAAAGAGGTGGAGCGAGAAATGAAAGATAGATTCCTAATCGATGCAGTGCTTATTTTATCCCTTATTTCGCTTCATATATTGCTATTTGCAATTTTGATTTATCAAATTTATACAAATGACAATTGGGTGGTTACAGCTCTATGTATTCCACTTGCAATACTAATAGATATACTATTTTATTTACACATTAAAGATGACAGGTAAAGAGGAAAAAAGAAATGGAAGAAAAAAGAAGTGCAAGAAGTTTAAAAATGGAAGCTATAGCTAAAGAACATCCAGATATAACAAACGCTATAGTAAAATATATATATACTAAATTAAATATAAATTTATATAAAGAGTATAATAATAGTAATACTAAAGAAATAGATTTAAAGAAGAATAAAGCATTTTATAAACAAACTATTAAAAGATTATTTAATCTAATTGAAAAGAACACAAATAAAAAGTATGCTCTATGGAAAGAATGCGAAGAGGGACAAGCTCTATTAGACATGAAAAGAGCTGCAACAGTTAAATCACCTAATTATGGTGAAGAAGCATCCTTTAATACAGGCTATAGACCCAACACCCAAGAGCAAAAACTACTTGATATTGAAAATGAGCTTATAAAACAACAGAAGCGTATTATTGAATATGAGAGATTTAAAGAACAAATGGAAGAGGAAAGAAAAATAATTGAATCATTCATTGATCTGATTCCTAATCCTACAGCTCTAGCGGTTGTATCAAGACATTTCTTACTAGGCGAGAAATACTGCGACATAGCAAGAGATTTATGTTATAGTGAGGTTTATCTATTAGTTAAAAGAGCAGTTGATGACCTAGCACAAATTCTAATGTATAGTTTATAATTAAAGTTAAAATTGAAATAGGCTTAAAAGAGCCTATTTTTCTTTTTCTTGAAAATATAGTATAATTTATCTAGTTAGAAACAAAACCAACTAAAAGGAGCTAAAAACTATGTATAATAATAAATTTAAAGTAAAGTATATAATATATATAATAATATTACTTAGTATTATTACTATATTACTAGCAGGATGTACAAATAACAAGAAAGAAACATATATCTTAAAAGAAAATTCACCTTTACAGGAAGAAGAAAAAGTTACCTCAAGTTATACTTTTAAAAATAAATATGGTAACTACATTATGTTTGGTGATGACAACAACTATTATGAAAGAAGCGAAAGCGAAGATAAATTTAAGAAAACAGGAACTTATCAAAGATACGATAACATGTTCATTGTTGATTCTTATGGAACAAAAATTTATCAATTAACCAAAGATGAAAAGAATTTAATTTTCTATGGGACAAATAGTTATGTTGCTATCTATGAAAGAGTCTAAATCAAGACTCTTTTTTATTTTGACCCAAATTGACCCAATTATAATGTGTTATAATGTTAGTGTAAAAATATGTAATAAGTACAAATTAAATAACTCCCATAGAAACTTTAAATAAAAAACTTAAGCGTATTTCAAAACATTTTAACTTTCCATTAGTATTTATTAGATATTTATACATCAAGTTTTCCAAATTATTTTTTCCCAATAGGCTATTTATAAAAGTAAAGTTGACTTTTTCTCCCAAAGTAAATTTTTCACTGCACCCTTTACTTAAATAGCCTTTTTATTTTGTCTATAAAGTATAATTATTATTTAATAATATATTTAATATTTAATAATTATAAAAATATATATACAAAAGTATTATTACTAAATAAAAGTATTTAAAGAAAGAGAGGCGAAGCTGATATATGGAATATGAATTAGACCTACAAGAAGTTGAAAAAACAAAAAAGTTGACTCCTAGACAAGAAAAGTTCTGTCAAGAGTATGTAGGCTGTCTTTTAGGCTATAAAGCATATCAAGCAGCTTACCCAGATGCGAAGTATGACACAGCTAGAGCGAACGCAGCCAAGTTACTAGCGGACACTAGCATTAAGGCACGCGTGCAAGAACTCCAAAAAGAACAAGCTGAAAGATACCAAATATCAGCAGGATTCTTAATTGAAAAATCTTTAGAGGTTTATAGCAAAGCATCTGTTGGCAAAGATGAAGTTGTAGTTGACAAGTTCGGTGAAATCGTAAAGACAGGAAATAAGATTTATGATACAAGAGGCATGAATGATGCTTTAAAGAACATTGCATCCATTACAGGTTTAAATAGCCAAACAATCAAAGCTCAAGTAGATGCAAAAGCAGAAGCCAATGTTAAGGTTGTTACTGCTGATGATGTAGCATCAAAAATATTAGGTGATGATATAGATGCTTAAGCTAGGGCATAAGTTCAAAAAGTTTTTAAGGCTTAACCCTTTTACGAATGGGATAGATGAAGAAATCCTAGAGGGACAAACAAGTGCAGGTAAAACAACAGTTGGATTAGGTTTGAAGCTAATTTTACTTGCAGCCTTAAGCCCAAAGAAATTGCATTTGCTATGTGGTGCTAATCTTGGTAAGGTTGAAGATAACATCATATCAAAAGACAATGGCATTTTAGACATAGCACAAACTTACGGCTTTAAAGTAGATTATTTTCCTAATGGACATGGCATATTCAACAAAGCTCATATTTTGATTTATGGTAAAACACCAGATCAAGACAAAATTTTAAGAGTTGCAGGTTATGGTGATGAATCTAAATGGAAAGACATACTAGGAAGCCAATACGGAGTTGTTGGAGTAGATGAAGCAAACATTGCCAATATAGAGTTCTTAAGAGAATTATCTATGAGAAGAGATTATTGGATGCTTACATTAAACCCTGATAACCCTGATTTAGATATTTACAAAGAATTTATAAACCGCTCAAGACCTTTAGAA